TTTTTGTAACTCTTTACTCTTAGGTCTAAAGAAACCTTGTTTATCAAAGTCACTATCTTTAAATGTTACATCTAACCCTGCTCTTTTAGCTTGATTTTTAGCGTAGAGTATTTTAGACATTCTAGCTTGTACATTAACATTTCCTATATCACTCTTTCTAGCTGTTTTTTGTATTATGTCATCATTTGATGCTGCAGATGTAAAAGATGTATTCTCAGGATTTTTGTTTATGGTTTGATCTTTTTTATTTTCTTTTGTTACGGATACAGTCTTATCTTTTGCAACAGATTTAGCACCTGCTTGTGGAACTTGATCCATAGCTGCAACAAAACTAGGAAATACTTTATCTGTTTGCTTAGATAAAGGTGTCTTTGTACCTGCTTGTGGAACTGCATCCATACCTGCAACAAAACTAGGTTCAATATCAACACTAGGAAGAGGTTCAGGTTTTGTTAAATTTAATTCTAGTTGAGGAGCTTCCAAAGATTTAGATGGTGGCGAAACCTGACCTAATGTAAGCTGAGAGCCAGATATTTTTGGTGCTTTTGGTAACTCAGGTGTTTTTGTAGTAGTTATACCTGATTGTGCTTGATCTAACTGAGGTGCAGTTTGAATAGAAGGTGCTTGTATATTAACCTCTGGCGCAAAACCGCCTTCAGTAGCTATGGGTGGAACTTCACGTTGTCTGCGAATTAAGTCTCTAACATTAGGAGCAATGCTTGTGTCTATATTAGCTCCACTTAACATGGACATTATATTCTCCATTGTAGGTATACTACCTCCACTTACAGGTGGAGGTGACGTATTAGTAGGAACATTAGCTTGAGGTAATAGCCCTGCAGTTCCTTGAGGTGTGGCAGGTTTAGTTCCTGTTGGAGGAATCCCT